GAAGACTAACATCTTCCCTCGGTTTTGTTGAAAGCGTCTGCACGCGTGGCTCTGGCTCTGGCGGTACTGGCTCAGTAGTCAGGTACCACCTTGCTGGGTAGTAAGGTGGTGGTAGCTGCAAGGCAAGGGCATAATCAGGGCCCATGCTAGTTGCACAGAAGGACAAAGTGGGTGTCACGTCAGGATCGTCGTTTCCTATTGCGTAAACAAAACTATTCACGCGATTAGGAATCGCTCCAACAACGCCTTGATTAGTAGCGTACGTGGAAATCCACTCAGAATTGCAATACCAAGGTTCGGTATATTCCAATAACTGAGTGAGTCCGAAGGATATGACTTGACATCCATCATTTATCCGGTTGAAATCGTCCGGCACGGGATTATTCGTGTAACGACTTCGAGGATCCATTTTTGCCATTAAGCCTTGGTCGGCTGTGTATGGCGTCTCTGGCTGATTAAAGGTGGCCTTAACTTTAAACTGGCCGCGGTTATAAAAGAAAACACTTCTTATACAATCCGCGGTGTTCCAGTAAAAGGCAGGGACATCATCAAGATCACGTAGAGCATCCGGATCGGGGAGTGTTCTACAGGACCATCGCTGACAGAGCTGTTCCATAGTTACAGTTTGATCAGGCCAAAAAGGCACATCATTCTCTATAACTTCGAATTGTCGGCTAGGTTGAATCTTAGCAAAAGACTTAAGTGAAGTCTGCATCTCGGCAGCTTCAATTTGCTCTTTTTGATATTGAGGGCACTTTGGTGAATAAAACTTAAAGTCATCACAAGCGTTCCTAAATGCCAAAAACTTAAGCACAGGCGTTGTATCTCCTGCAGCTTGAGGAGCAGCGTACGTAAATAATCGTACATAAGGACGTTCACCGGGACCAGCCGTGTCATTAACTGACACGTCTTGAGTGAACTGATAAGGGTTGGTGTAAAGATAAGGCACTAATATCTTATGAATAGTAGTCCCCTTCACTTCTATAACCTCAACCACAATATCACCGACGTTACCGCCAGTGTCAGTGTAGGACAAGGAAATACCAACTTTTTGAGTGACCAAAGGAGACGAAATAAACATAATCGTGTATTCAAATGAACCTCGCCACATTCTAAAAAAACGTGAGGCAAAGTCCAAACGACTACACTGAGGTCGCACCTGCGAAGATACATCAGTTTCGTCTCGACTAAAAGGCCACCCGTCCAGGACAAAACTTGTGGTAAGCGTACTATGGTATTCCAACCACGGTGTCTTAATAAACTCTAACCAAGAATGTCTCGGAACTTTTGTTGGGAGAACGTGAGAACCTACTCCCAATAGGCATTTCGGTGCTGAAAAATTTAGGTTTCCATAAATGTCAGGTACGACACTCATACCACCTGTTTCTCCACCCGAATCAGGTTTGCTGGTTGGGTCGTCAAAATCAAACCAATCACCAAGCATCTCATCTACTTGGTGAAAACCAGCTTGAGCAGCATTTCGTAAATGCGCTACGCCGGATGTGGCCAGGTACTTCGTGAGTTCCGTCTGCATAGCAGAATAAAGAATCCCAGCGGCAGCTGAAGCCTGCATCTCAGCGATTTCGTCCTCCTTTGCGAGAGTAGTAGAATTAGCAATTCGCGGTCCAGCAACTTGCACACCATGCAGAGAACACCATAGATTTATAGTAACACTTCTAGGAATAGAAGAGTCAGCAGAATAGATCCACGGACCTCCGATTATTTTGAGATCGGTGAGCAAATTAAAATTAGGAAACGGTTCCTCTGTAAACTTGACAAAATCAAGCCACTTATTGAGAAAATTCCAAGGGACCATGATTCTTCCACTGTTAGCAGAGGAAAAATCTGCGATTTGACAATCAGAATGTGACAGTAATCCATAATCATTGTCCAGATTATTTGAACTACGTCTACCATCAAGAGGGACACACGTAAATCCTAAGGCTCCCCAAACTTGAGGCACTGACATTATCTGGTATCTCCATTCCATAAAATCCCACCTTAAATAACGGAAGGTAGACATTGCATTCTTAAATGTCGTAAGGGCAAGAATTGGACATGCCACTACGTTCACTTGTGGCGATGAAGTAGTATAAACTATATCAGTCACTCTATACTCTCTTTCTAAAATTCGAGCAGGAGTTTGATCAGCCCAAGGCGAAATGTCACGAGGACGCGGCAATTTCGGGGCCAATGTTTTAACTTCAACAGGAGTTTCAACTACAAAGTCTACTAGTCCGTTGGATTCCACTTTCGTGGAGGGTTCTTCGTTTAATACGTTTTCGCTGATCAATTTAACGATGGGCTCTAGTTTAGCTGATCATCGTGCTAGAGCTCGAACCCCTAATTCTGTGAGGCGCGATCCGTGAATCCCTAGGGGTCGATTCCACGTTCATGCATTCCTCACTCACTGTTGCCAGTGGTTTATTTTGCTCAATTTATACTCGAGAGCTAGAGATATTAGTTTAATGTCATTGCGGACGGGACAAAAGTTATGAGCGATTGCTCATCATTCCAGTACCCCAGCGGTCTTCGTAAAATTCATACGAACCTGCTGTGTACGGTATATTATAAATTTCGCAATAAGTGCGAATTCTTTCTTCTTCCTTTCGGAAAACTTCCGGACCATAATGAAAATACTCCATCATCGCCTGTTCAACATTAATAGCTAGTTGTTCAGACGCGAGACGTAAATTCGATTTCTTGATCCAAAGAAGCATTCCATGTATGCTCTCTCTCGAAAGAGGAGCGGTATATAAAGTTTCTCTAGGACGAAACTTTCGACATAAAAATTCCAAATCGTCAAACTCAACGAACTTAGAATTAATAACACCCTTCTGAGTAGTAGTGTAAGTCATGCCAAAAGTATCCCAGATAAACTTCCCTAAAGTTTCCATGTTTATGAAATCCTTGAGATCGTCACAGACTGACCAAAGATTATCATCGCCATAAAAAGCGCAAATCAAATCTTCCAGTCTTGATCGTTCTCCCAAATTGTTCATAGTGCACACAAGCCAGTGAAATGCATTAAAAATACACACATTGACGAATGAGTTTAGAAAACCAGTAAGCCAACCTCCTGAACTGTTCATCCAATCTGACCAGTAGCATTCACCATTAATAACAAAAATCGGTGCAATACTACTCATACAGACATTATAAAGATACCAGTCATAGAGATCGTCTCCAGAATTTATATACCACTTCATCGAAAGATAAAGAGCATATCCAAATTTGGCGATAATACCGGAATCAAATCCCGAGTAATCACCACCTCCAAAGTTTTTGTGTTTCTTAAGCTTCTCGGCCAATATCCACCATTCAGGACCATGTGGGTTTATTCCTATCGCCACATCGGTATCCAAATGATTCTCTTTCATATAAAAAACAACATCTCCAACAACCATAATAGTCATAATGAGATGCGCCAAGCTACCAACACAAAAAATTCGGGTTTTTCCTTGATACACGCGATCTAAATCACGTGTTTCATCTTTCAAACAGGCTGAAACTACGTTTTTGAGCTCGTAGCCAGCCTTCATAGCGATGAAAAGCTCCATCACCTTATTTCGGAGGACAGGGTTTATCCAAGCCGGTTCAGTTTCTGTAGCTTTACGCCACAGCTGATCTCGAGACTTAAAACCTTCGACTTTAAAGTCGAACCCTATCGAGGCTTGCATGTCTAATTGTTGAATTGCTTCTTCAATCGTGTACATGCGAAATTTTCGCTTAGTGCTAGGAAAAAACCCAGCGAATGCAATTTCTGGTTCTTGTTCGAACAGTTCTTGCATCCACCTGGGAAATATTCTTCGCGGAGCTGAAACCATTTTCACGAGACCCTGTTTAAGGGGTTGTCGTAAAACCTGTTCCATCTCACCGGTGATTTCATTTTCAACGTCAACGGTCATCGGCTTAAGCATAGCCGGAGCTACCTCTATCGGGTAGATTGGTTCTGTGGTCAGGTCTCCTTGAAAGACTGATGCCTCTATTTTAGTTTCAGTAGGCATAAAATCTCCTTTAGGAAGAGACCCTAATGACACCAATCTGCCGTCATAAGCTTGCTTGCGTTCGGGGGTAGGACGAATACAAGATGGAATATAAGTTCCTTGATTGATAATTACTTTACCAGTTCCCTGCATAACATATGCAGTTTTCTGTGCTTCATCTTCTAAATAAATGGGCAAAAACACAGATTGTGAACTAGCAAGAGCACAATGCATACCAAGAATCTTAACCACACCAGATTCGGTAGTGGTGACATACGGAAGACCGCAATCACCATTTTTCGATTCCATTCCGGTGGTGACAAAATGTTCACCAAGGTGTAGATTAAAAGGTTTATTGTTGGGAAGTTTCGCTTTAAGGGTTTTGTGTTCACCCCTCGCGGCTCCTTTCCCAAGAGCATATCTATGAGTAACTTTTCCTCCAGACTTGATTCTATGAATTCTTGCGATTTCATGAGTACCAAGAATGGCGTCAAAATTTTCTCTAGATGCTAAATGCCGTTTTAAAGACGGCATACTGTTGAACCCTTTTCCAAGGTCAAACCATGAAAGGTCTCGTTCAGTGGGATCAGATTGAACACTCAATTCTGATTTTTGAAGTACATGCAATACTTCATCTCCATTACGAATTTCCATGTGGGACCAGTTATGTCCCCAAGTTGAGAAGAAATGCTTGTTAATAAAGCATCGTCGGCCAGATATTAAACCGTGGGCTTCTCGACCCTTATGATCATAATAAAATACAAAAGATCGCATATTATTAGAGATATTATTTATCTGTATGTCGATTGAGTCTTCAAGTTTAGATTGCATCCTAACTTTGTCCTTAGAAGACATGCGTGAATAATGACCGCGCGAGAAGGATTGAAATGTAACAAAATCATCTCCTCCCTGTTTGGTCAGTAAACATTTAACGTCAGCATCTTGCAGCTGACTAGTTTGCATTTCGACACGTTTGAGTGTGGCTTTTGAGAGCGTCTTTGAAGCACTTGACTTAAGACAAGAGCTAACCAGAGCTCCCAAACCACACATTAAAAGAACATAGCAACATACTCCCGCGAGTATCGCTGCTATTATATAACCATATTGATAAAAAAATCCACCGACTGTATGAAACATACCAGTTCCCCATTCTTTAGTTCCTTTCCAGAACGTCTGAAGGGCCCGGTATGCATGATACATTACTAAGATAAGTGTATCATTAGGTATTTGGTCTTTGACAAAGGCCACTTCTTCTTTAATGTATGCTTTAAATTGTTCTGGGGTAGCAATACATGCGAAGTCGTGGACTCTGCCAGGACGATGTTTCTGAGCTTTAGAACTCCAAACTTCTTCATAAGACTCATCTGCAATATATTTCAGACGGGCCACGATAGCTTGTTGTTCCGCTCCTTCAGGCAAATGAAGTGCCTGGTAATTTTTCCTGACTAAACCAAAAAATGTGGAAAAAGCAGGACAAACATAATTGAGATGCGCATCTAAACGACGCAACATATCCGCAGAATGTCCTAAATATCTATCCATTAATGGCATAGTGTGATCAATTTCCGAAGAATCTTCAATTGTCTCTCCAATTCTAATCCAAATGGATAACTTAATCAAGTCACCATATAAACTTTTACGATCAGAACGAGATCCGAATATTCGACTCCAAAAAGATCTCACTTCAGGAGTGACCCACGTGGGTAGATACAAATCACAGACATTTCCTTGGTTTCTTTTAATTTCCAGGAATTGATCTATTTCTATTGCATCTGCATTATGCCACATAGGCCAGGGTATTTGCTCATTAGGTCCTTTAACTGTGTGTCGAGCAAAATTAGACACATCAGGGGCTGTGAAGAAAGCTTTGTAAAATCTCGACTGGTAAAACGAATTCGACCAGGAGTTTTTAACATCGACTACTTCAAGCCATTTCTCTGCCAGGATTCTTCTAGTGTCCCAATTAATAAAACGATTACTCAGTTCTATCTTTTGGTTTTCATAATTACCATCCTCGAAAGAGGGTTTTTCTTCTTTTAATACAGTAGTTGTAGTTGTAAGGTCTTCCCACTCTTCAAGTGAGGTAGAATCTTCATCTCCAAAACCTTGATAATTTGCTTCAGTCTTTTGATGGACTAAAACATCCAATGCATAATAAACTACCTTATCTGTATAAAAGGTCATCAATCGAGCAGGTAACTCGATTGGAGTTTGTTCTTTCAAAGGAAGACTTTGATTTCTCTCGTAATATTGTATAAACAGTCTGAACTGCGGGTCTACATATAAACGATCAACAATCATCATCATAAATCCTTCTTTATTTCGTTTCCCTGCAACTGGTGCAAGGTGGGGTCTCAACATAAGTTGAACCCATGAGCTTTGCTTGCTCCACCATTTCTTTCCTGCCACGTGTTTTCCTAAATATGAATCCATCATCTTACTATTCCAAGTATCTATCAATAACTTGGTTTGAAAAGCATGTTGGTTTCCTTCAGGAGTATCGTAACACTCAGAATTCAACGGTGGTAGTTCTTCTTCCTTCTTTTGCTCACATTGTTTCACATAGTCCTGTACGACTCTATGAATTTCTGGAACATCAGAATTGGAAGGTAAAACTTGATCTTCTACAATTGTGGCTGTAGTAACCTTATCAGGCGTTTCCTCATCGGAAACACTTTCAAGAGAATCAGAATAAGAATCCCGAATTTCCATAGTTACCTGAGACAAAATCTTTTCAGAAAAGTCCTGAGGCATTAATGGTTCATCGGAATCCGAATCATCATCTTCAGTAGAGTGAAACTCTATGCTCGACTCACTGCTAGAACTAGAAGAACTAGCCGGAGGAGCAGGGGGTGCAGAACCTCCGGGTTTAAAATGAGACCCGAAGTTTTGTAAATAAAAAGAGCGATCCGCACTGCTCTTCTTATAGTCAAAAATGATCTTCTTTGCCATCAAATCAGCAAGTTCGCTGAAAGTGAAGTCAATAAATCCGTTTCTAACGAGTGTTGGGAAGTCGATTCCAGTGTTTCTAAGCGCAAGCTTAGTCCACTGACCGATAGAAGGCTTGTAATGCATTCTATAAATCCAACATTCATCAGGACGAGAAAGAAGCTCATTCTGAGGGACTGTATGTCCAGGTCTAATTATAACTTCAACATGAAAATGTCGTCGTCTGAAA